TAATTGACGAGTTGCTGGAGAACAAATATAAACATGTGCTACAGGTTTCCAATGTTCATTACCTAATAACAATGTATTGAAATCTGATACAAACATTGTTTCTACGTCGGTAAATCGTCCTTCAACTTCTTTACCAAACCATACGCTTTTATAACCAATCATACTATAATATAATAAATTTATTCTTAATTTCCAAAGTTAAAAAACTTTTTTGCATTGTTATTTTCTGGTAAACTTCCCCAACTCATTGCTGCATAGAAGTCATCGAATTTATTACTTAAGTCTGAGGTGAACATTTTATTGTGATCAATATACTGTTCTGCAAAGGCAACTATTTCGGGTGGATCTTGGTATCCTCGCAATGCTAAAGTTTCAAAGCCATATGGATTATTTAACATGTAACCCCATTTAACTTTTTCTCCATCTGATATTGGTAAGATATCTGTTGACAATGTTGATAGCATATCATTAAAGTTAATTGCTGCTTTTGCGTGTGCTGTTGTTCCTTTAATATATCCTGTAAATGGACTTCTTCCTTTAATGTATTTAGATAATTCCTTGACACTAGAATTTTTCATTAGATTCAATACTTCCGACTTCTTAATGTTATTTTTAAAGTCGTGTATCAAAGTAGATGTATCCTGTTTGTTTCTTCCTTTAAGAATATACCAAAGTGTTTCTTTCATGATTTTTTTGAAATCTTCCGGGAAACTTGATCTTACAACATCTAATCCTTTTATATCTAATTTATCCGTAGGTTTACCTTCTTTAAAAATAACCCATTGTGCATATCGTTTCTTTGCAATCCACAAACCAGATTTAGCAACATATTCTTGCTTAATTTGGAAACGATGTTTTTCAGTATTATGAAATACTTTTGCATATTGGTTATACATTGCATTTACTAAAGACTGAACTTCTGATGCAATTGCATTTGTTTGATCAATCATAAATTGCTCATCTGTTTCGTCATATTTTGGAAAACGATGTTTAATTAATGGTAAACTAGAAACGAATGTCGAATCTGTATCTGTATAAAATGCAAATTCAGCTTTGCCGCCTGATGCATTAATGAAATGGTCTATTCCTAATTCTTTTGCGTAATGATTATTAATAACCTTTGCTGAGAATTTAATAATGCTTTGACCGACTGCCGTAATAGCTCCTGCGTTATCTAAGTCATAAAAACGGAATGTTTTAAGTCCTAATACTCCATAAAATGAATTAAGCAATACTTTTTGTGTTAACTGCATTGCATCATAAAACTTATATTCTTCTGTTCCTACTTCGAATGTATCGCGTTTATCTTTATAAATAACGCGTTCGTCAAACCATTTTTCTAGAATAGTTGGAAGGAATCCTCGTTGATCGTTTCGATAAACTGTTCCGTTACTTGCAATTGAATAATTGTTTTCTTTTAGCCATTGCTTAACATCAAATATTGTTTGACCATTAATGACTCCGCGAGTAGGAACATCAGTAAGCATACATTCTTGATTCCAATTTGCAACAACACCTACTTTAGTTTCTGGAGAAATATTTGCTGTCATGATGATACTTGGATATAGCGAAGTTAAGTCCAAGTCATAAATCCATTTGTACAATCCAGGTATCGGAGGCATTACATATGCTCCTGCTAATGCATCAGCCATTGTTTCTTCTTCAATAAATCTGAATTGCTTGTTTGGTGCAACAAATCCATTTCGTTTTAAATCTACAATTGCTGCTCCATCTAGATATTTAGATGCAAAATACACATCTTCATATGGAACATGGCCTTTATGACAAATCGTACGTGCTAAGTTTAGTAGTTGAAGCTTGTCATCCATATCTACAATTAAATCAACGTCAGTCATATTGTAAAAAGCAAACTTGTGAATATCCTGAGTAAACAATGTATCTAAATCGCCGTCATACTCTACTTTTCCGCGACCTAATTCTTTTTTAGCAACAGTGTCTAATCGATAATTTGGTAGTTCAGTATATGTAAAGTTTTTATACAATTTGATGTAGTCTAAACTAGATACACCTAAAATTTTCCATTTACCTGATTTGCTTTGTTCAACAATGCCGGCAGGAGATAATTTTTTAATTGCTTGTGCGCCTAATACTTTTTTGATTCGTCCAATTAAATATGGAACGTCATATCCGTCAGTGTTCCATCCCGTAATTACAGTTGGATGAATTGCTGCAAATATATTGATAAATCGAGTCAATAAGTCTCGTTCATCGCGGAATATCTCTAATACGTAGCCATCGCCTTGTATTTCATGCTCTTTTATGCGGCCTAATTCGTCTAAAATTAATACTCGACGGTCTTTGCCTGCTTTGTCATAATATGCAATAGATGTAATTGCTGTTCGAACATCATCTATTGTACTATAACCATTTTCATCCTTTGCTGTTTCAATATCAAAAAAGAAATCTCGATGTCCTTTAGATGGTTCGTCTGATTCAAAGTATAAATCAATTAATGTTCTAACTTCTTCATTTAAATCAGATTCATATGATTTTGGATTGTCTCGATGATTCCCGGGATGTTTTGATAATTTTGTTCCGTCTAGAGATTGAAAATCTCCGTTTGGGTCTGGCAAATATCCGTATGGCTTGAATGCGAACTTATTATGTCCTAACTCATCATCCCATACGTGCATAATGCCGTTTTTCTTGTCGTAACCTATTGCTTGATATGCCATTAATTAATTTTTGTTTTTAAATTTACAGTTAGTATAATGCCATCGATACATATTTGATGGTTGTCCTTCTGTATCGCAAAATGGACATTTAATTTTTTGTTTAGGGATGCCTAATTTAGATTTACTTATCTTTTCCCTAACCTCAGTACGTTTTGCTGAGTTTAGCTCTCCTAACTGATCTGGTCTTGGTTTTCCTATTTTTGATTTACTTATTTTATCTCGGACTTCCGGACGTTTTGCGGGATTTTTGTCGCCTCGTTGGCGATCTTTATCTAGTTCAGTCCATTTATGTGGTATTCGTAGTTTAAGCTTTTCTATAATTAAATTATAATCAGGATGATTAGTAATCGTATCACCACCAGTACCTCCTTTTGCAATATTATATATCGGCTTTAATTCATTGATCCAAAATATTTCTCGTTCATTTAATTCTTGTTTTGATAAACAGGTTTCGATTATTTCTTTTTTAAAACTAGAACGACCATATTTTTTAATTGCTCTATTTAATAATTTACCGCTGCCTAAATACATAGGATTATTTTTTGAATCTTGTCCGATATAAAAATTACCATTAATCATATTTGTAGTTTTATAGATAATCATATTAACCTTTTAATATAAATATCTAACCCGTATCCTAAAACTATTTATTATATGCAACATAATTAAGATGTCGTTTTAATCCATAATCATCTAAACCATATCCATATACAAATTCTTCTCCGATTTCAAATCCAAAAAAGTCTGGAGCGAATGGTCCTTCTTTGCGTTTCAATAACGTTACTATTTTTACTTCTTGTGCTTGTCGGCTATTAACCATTTGTAAGGCTTCAATCATTGTAGCACCAGTATCTAGAATGTCATCAACGATATAAACTCGTTTTCCTTTTAAATCTAATTCTAAATCCTTGATGATTGATACACCGATTGAATTGTCTTGACCATCATATGATTTCAGTCGAATAAAATCAACTTCACAATCAATTGACATCATTCTAGTTAAATCTGAAAAGAAATGAAATGATCCGTTCAACACGCATATCATTACAGGTGGCAAATTATTACTAGAATCAAACATATGATCAAGTGATATTGCTTTTGCTAATTCCTTTACCCTTTTAGCAATGTCTTCTGAGTTGATGATGATTTCCATATTCGATGAATTCCATATACGTTAATACCAATTATTACTAAACTAAGAACCATGTGACTTATATTATTTATGTAAATATCATAAACAATCCAACCACAATCTCCTAGAATCCAAGTAGACATAGCCCACTTAGTTAAGCCTCGAGCGTTGGTAATATAACCTAATAAAACCAACGCAGTGCTTATCCATCCTAATGCGTCAATCATGGACGAGTATTTAACATTGCAATCTCATGCTCCCGAACTAAAATATATTCGACAGAATTTAATTGCACTTTCTTTTGCGATCCTAAATTACCAGAATATATTTTTACTCGGTCTCCTACTGTGACAGTCATTGGAATTTTATTTCCTGTTTGAGTAAATAATCCATCTCCTACAGCCATTACATCACATTCAATGTAATCATCCATTCCTGCCATCATGATGATGCCACTTTTAGTTTTTTCTTGTTTTTCTAATTCTTTAAGGAGTACTTGATCTCCAATTGGTTTCCAATTCATAACTTATTTCTATTATTGATTATACATGCTTCTAACTGAGTTAGGCGTAATTGAGCCTCCTACTAATCTACCCATAACATTTCCTTGCTGATCTATCATAATTACGGTTGGGACATTTTTTACTCCGTATTTATCTACTGCAGATTTATCTCGATCGACATCAATAAAACGTATTGGCATTTGCCCTAGTAGTTGTTCTATTTGCGGTTTTATTCGTTGACATGGACCGCACCATGGTGCTGTGAAATATAATAACTGTTTCATTTTGTTATAATATAATTAATTTGGTAATTTCCAAATGTTGTTGTCGTTGTATACATTATACTCCTCTTTTAGTATCAAATGCGATGATGTGGTCTCTACCGGTCATGTTATAACCTTGTTCTGCACACATATCAAATACGATTGGATACATTTTGATTAATTCTTCTCGCGTGTCGCCAGCTGGCATAATATAGGTCTTGTCTTTTGGAATATCAAGAAATTGTCTAAGTGATTCAATTTCTTTTAAATTTTCTTCGGTACCGTCCCATACTGGTTTGTAATGGTAATCTGTGTGAAAGATTATCATTGCATTCATTACTGCCCAATTCATTCTAAACTTGTTATGCTGTCTAACCATCTTTTCATCGGTAATATCACCTTGTGGTGTGGCAATTCCCACCATGGGAACACTATTTGAAAACTTAGGGCTAAGAGATATAAGATCGATAGGATAATC